ATAATTAAACGTAATAACAATCGTTTACTATATTATTTGTTAAACTTTACAATACTCCCAATGCTTAAAATAGGCTTTACCGTCTTTTATTTCAATACAGGATACTTCTATGCCTTGTTTTATGTTTTCTTCAAAATCCTTTTTTAAAATCAATCCTTTATCACAAATAGATAGAATTACTTTGCGTTCTTCCTCCTTACTCTCAAAGGGCATCTCTATACAGGTGGATTTCCATCGGTCTAAAAAGTTTTAATTAATAGGTACTTCAATTCCGCCATCTTCATAGCCGAAATCTTTTGGTTCAGGTTTTTTCATTATGATTGATATTTATTAATTAAAAATTTCATTCGTTGCTTAAAGTGTATTCCACACTCTTCATCGTCATACCGTTTGCTAAATAATCCTACCATTTCTTCAAACATTTCATCATATTGTTTTTTACCTTTCAGCATTTCAACTAATAAAAAATGTTTTTGTCTTGGAGTTTCTCCATCCAATAAATTCATAATATCGTTTTCGTAATTTGTCATAGCTCTTTTACTTTTGATGAATATGTATTTCCAACAACTTCAATTAATGTAGTTCCGTAATTGTTCAGCGTGCAATATGTTCTACTTTTTTGCTCGTAAGCACTAAATTCACCTGCACTAAAAACAATTTCCTTTAAAATATCATCTTCTGATATTACACGAATAATATCTCCTTCATAAATTTCTTTTCCATTCAAATCGTGCAATCCTGTAAACTGCATTATCTCACAATTATACGGGTCTATCAATTCTCTATTGCCTTTTTTAGCAAAAAAAGTTCCGTAATAAAGTTTTTCTCCAAACGGTATCATTCCAATATAACCACCGCCAGTATTAAAGTTTCCCCACATCAAATCAAATTCATACATCAACTTTCTTTCATTGTGCCAAGCCTTAAATTTTAATTCTCTTTGTGTTTTCATATTTTATAAGTGTTAATTGTTATCCCTCGCACGCCTCTCTAAAAAAATAAATTGTAAACCAGACTACTAACAGCACCCTTAACGCAAGCTGCGAAGGGCAGCCAGCGCAAGGCTGCAAAACGTTATTTTTTTATTCATCTTGTGTTAATAGATATATCGTTGCCATTGTTTATACTCTTCGCTTTTGAGGTAGAGGTCAAAATCAGGTAGAGGAAAATTAGTTATTGTTTCTGCAATAGCCTGAAAAACATCTCTATCCCCAACTGTATCTCCCCGTTCTTTGTTTTTATCAAAGGTAATAGCTATGTCGTTTAAAGTTTGTTTACAAGCCAATTCCCACACTTCTTTTGTAGGCACACTCCTGTTTAGGGATAGAGCATCTTCCATTGCATTTAATACTCTATCATCTATATCTCTTTTAAAAAAATATTTTAAAGCTATTTTTTTTAATTGTTCTCTTAATTCTGTTTGTTCCATCTGTTATTTATTTAGTTTATCGTGAAATCTATCTACCATATCGGTTTTATTACCGTAAGCATCTAATGCAAAACCATGCTCGTTTAGCAGCTTATTTACAACCTCAAAGAGCTTATTAATGTCTTCGGCACCTTTACCCTTACAGGTAGTTTGCTATCGTCAAAACAAATGTCTGCAATTACTAAACAGATTTCGTTTTTCTCGTTTGGGTTATAACCCGGGTATTTATTTTGGCTCATGTGGTTATTTTATAGGGTTTAGTAATTCTTTATACAGTCCTGCGGCTATTGTAGCATGAGCGGTAAAAGTTTCTGAGTTTTTAAATATATTTTCCATTATCTATGTATATCCTGTGTTTGTTCAATAAAATCGGTGTTGGGGGAGATGGGTTGGGGGTCGTTGCCGGGTTCTAAGTCGTAAAACTTCATTTGCCTACCTTCCCACCCTAAAATTGTTGTCCCGGTTGCCCCTCCCCGTTCTTTTGCTCTTATCAACTCAGCCATACCATTAGCTGAACTATTATCTTCAAAAACAGGATTTGTCGCGTTGTAATATTCATCCCTGTAAATAAAATAAACACTATCGGCATCCTGTTCAATAGCACCCGACTCGCGTAAATCTGAAAGTAACGGGCGTTTGTTTGGACGTTCTTCGCATTTACGGCTAAGTTGAGATAAGGCAATAATCGGAATGTCTAAAGACTTGGCAATCTCTTTTAATCCCCTTGTTATTCCGCTAATTTCTTGCTCCCTTATACCCCCCTTTATAGGGTTAGTCATTAGTTGCAGATAGTCAATACAAATCATTTGTATCTTCTTTTCCCTATGCAATTTCCTTGCCCGTTTTTTAAATTCAACCAATGATAAAGCGGGTGTTTCATCAATATAAATCGGTGTATTTAACAGGCATTTAGTAGCTAATTCAATACTATCAATGTCCGAATTAGTTGCCGTTCCACGAGATAGACCAGTAGCCGAGAAGCCTGTAATTATTGAATGGTACCTGTTAATTAGCTCCCTTGTTGGCATTTCTAAACTGAAAATAGCAACCGGAATATTCATTTCCAAAGCTGGTTTTAAGGCAAACTGCAACATCAAAGCGGTTTTACCCATACCCGGGCGAGCCGCTAAAATTATGAGATTTGATTTTTGCCAACCACCTGTTATTTTTTGTAAATTTGGAAACCCTGTATAAACACCGGGTAGTATTTCGCCCTTATTTATAGCCCTAAGTCGTTTTAAAGCCTCTTTATGTGCTTCGCCTATATAAACTACCTCTGTTGATTTTGAACTATCTGCAATAGCTTCTATTGCGCTTATATGTAAATCTCGTAGTTCAAAAATATCAGTTGCATCATCAAAAGACTCTTTTGTAGTGTTTATGCAAATTCTAATTACCTCCCTTGCTATGAATTTCTGTAAAATTATTCTCGCGTGGTATTCTGCATTAGCTGAAGAAGCTACCCTGTTTGTTAGTTGAGAAATGTAGTAAGCTCCACCCGATATATCAAGCTCCCCGTTTTTTCTTAATTGGGCGGTTACAGTAAGTAAATCAACCGGGCTGTTTTCGTTAAAAAGCATTGTAATAGCCCTGTAAATGCTTTGATGTGCGGGTTTGTAGAAGGCCGCCGGGGCTAAAATATCAATTATTACAATTAAGATTTCCTTTTCTAAAAGCATAGCACCCAAGACAACCTCCTCAAGTTCTATGGCTTGCGGTTGTAAGTTGCCATCAATCGAGATGGGTATAGTATTTTTTGCGCTATTCATTATTCTAATTTTTTGTAAAGCGGTTGGTTTAATGGTTTTGCTTTTAAATCCTGTTTTCTAAGCCAACGCGGGAAATGCTTTTGTAAATCTGAAAGTTCCCGGGCTTCAAAATTATTTTCTGATTTTTGAAGTTGTATAAATTCTTTTAGTTTAGAAATAACTAAGTCTGTTTTAAGTTTCAACTCCCTGCTAATTTCCTCAATTACTGAAAATGAATTTAAAAGTTCATTTTCTATATTTATTTTTGTAGTGGAAATTGTAGTAGTAGTTAAAGATGTAGTAGTAGTGGAAGTGGAAGGGTTATCTTTTGGGTTATCTTTTGGGTTATCTTTTGGGTTATCTTTTGGGTTATCTTTTAATGTGTAATAAGGATTAGGACTTCCTTTTTTAAAGTTTGGGTTTCCGCCACCCTTGCCGTTTGTAGCCTGTTTTGTGTAAAATTCAGAACGCTCTATTCTAATTTGCTCCATTCTTAAATTTTGCAATCCGTGTTCTGTTTCTATGAATTTTGGAAAGATAACTCCAGATAACCAGTTATCTTTATTTATCGAGGTAGTTATCCTTTGTAATTGGCTCAAATCTTTTGGTATAAATCCGTGCGACCATTGTATAATTAACAATCGGATGTAAGCACCAAATTGCTCATCAGTCCAGAACATTGTAGTGTCTGAAATGTCTTTATAAAATAGTGGTAAAATGAATTTTTCGTTACTCATTTAATTATTTCAGATTTAAGTCGTTCCTTAATAAAGTATTCCGAATAGTATAGGCTTACAAGGTATCCTATACTATCTTTAATGATACGCACATTAGCCCCGGCATTGCCTAATTTATCTTTAAAGTGCCTGTATTGGTACTCACATTGCTCTAATGAGTAACGGGGTGTTAAATCTAATGCTTGTTGATTATTCATAAAAAAAATATCCCTACTTCATCATTGGAAGCCCAACATGCACGAATAGGTGCGAAATGGCAATGATTTTTCGGGAATTTTTTAATGTTTTTCATTGGGCTTCGGTACAAATATACTAATTATTATTTAATCTGCAAGTTTATTAATATCAAATATTTCAAACCCAAGTTTTTCAATCAAACTTTCCGGGAAAGAAACAAAGAGTTTGTACCCAAGGCCATCAATAAAACCTACCCTTAAAAAAGGTCTGTAATATTGTTTAGTTTCAACTAACTTTAATTGGTGGTTGTATTCCTTCGTTACCTCATCTAAACTTAGCATATCGGAGTATAAAGGCATTTGTTTTTGTTTGTGTGTAACTACCATAATTAAATAATTTTACTAAATTTTACACACCCAAAATTACCGTCAGTCCATACCCATGTATGCCTATCAATATGCTCTTTTGAAGTTGAACTAATTTCTAATCCACCTAAATCCATATAAATTTGACTGGAATGATGAATTACCAAAGAGTTATTTTTTATATCTTTTTGAATAGGATTTTTATCTTGCCAAACAGTATGTATTCTACTATTCATAAAAGAACATAAACCTTGTGATGTTTTGTTAGTTTTTGCACCGTCTACTTTCTCCCAGTTTTTGCAATTTTCGCAAATTGAATTATTTTTTTTCATAATAAAAAACAGCCCCCCTTACCACAAGTATTGCGACACACGCCCTCGAATGAGAGTAAAGCGGCTTGGGGGACATTTTTTAGTTTGGTTTTCATGTGTCGCGTTGCAAATATACAATTATTTCTTAATCAAAAACATTTACTTCAACAATTTCTTAGGTGTCATTTTTATGTCTAACTTATAAGTCATATAAGCCCCGGATGTCTTATATTTTGTCTTAAATTTGATTTTATTACGGACAAATACATATCCAATTTTCTCGAATTCAATCACCCGGTTACGCATTGTTTGACTTCCTGTTAATTTGAAGGCTGTACACCAGTCAAGTGTTTTACCTTCTTTAAATAGGCTTAAAATTGCTCCCTTTTGGGTTTGTTCTGCTTTTGTTTTTTGATAATACTTTTCGTACAAATGATTATCTATGTTTTTTACTTTTGCCATATTTTTACTTTTATTTAGTGGGGGTTAAAAATTTAGTTCCTAATGCGTAATGAGGGTAATCAAGTGTTTTATGATATGGAATTTCGGTTAACTCTAAATATCCATTTACATCTGCAAACTCGAATAAGTAGTTAAAGAAGCTATCATGAGCCAGCCTGCTTTTTACGTTTATCTTTTCGTTAATCGTCAATCTTTTGTATTTAAACATACCCCTGCTTTGATGCTTAAATTCAAATATAAATTCGGGTTGTTTCATCTGTAAGGGTTAATTATTATCTCTGTGGTTAGAATAATTCCTTTTGTATTTCAATTTCTTTAAAACGATTTTCTGCTAACTTTAAATTAATAAGAGCCTGTTTATAATAGCTATCTTTTAATTCAATACCAATCGCCTTACGACCTAAACTAACAGGACTATAAACTTCGCTGCCAACACCCATAAACGGGGTAAGTACTACTTCATTAGGATTGCTGTATAATTCTATTATTCTATCAATTACGTCAAGCTGGAGAGGATGCACGTGTTTCTCGTCATCTTCTTCTTTGCTATCTCTAAATGGTAAAACATTATCAATTCTAATGTCATCCCAAACGCTCGATGCGTAACGCTGCCAAATGTAATGAGATAATTTATTTGATTTCGGGTCATCGTGGTTTATAAATTTTTTATTAAGATACTCCCATAGTTGGGCTTCATTAATATTGCTTTCATTTGCATTATTCCAAGCCGTTAAAATGTTTGGCAGTATTGGTGTATCTCCAAAGTATCTTTTTAATCCGTTTATATGGGTTACTGGTACTTCGTTTTCGCCCTTCTTAGTAAATATCAAAACATAATCAGGCATAGCTGTAAAACATTTTGTGCTATCTTCAACTATAAATTTATGCATTAAAGATTGTACCATTGTACGCATACGCACTTTTAAAGGCTCTTTCCAAATGGTAATACGATTACGATATTCAAAACCATGTTTTTCATGTAGCTTAATTACTTCGTGTGGGAAATCCCAAAGCCTACAAGTATTATCAAATACATCTGTAACGTGAACAGCGGATATACGTCCGTTCTTTGTTACCCTTGCTATTTCAGCAATAAGATAATCATACTGTTCTAAAAACTGTTCTTTGCTTTCACAATTACTAAAGTCATTTTCCGAAGAACTGTAATTATACAACCCTGCAAATGGAGGGCTGTATACAGACAAATCAATACTTTTATCGCCTAATGTTGGCAATACTAACATACAATCTGAATTATACAGACTATAATTTTCTGTGTGCATTTGGTCTTTTACTTTGTTTTCCATGTTATATAAATTTAGGTTTAATTATTTCTTTGTTGAACTCTTTTACTTTATTTACAAACGAACTATTTACATTCTTAGTTAAATTTTCGTGCAACTCAATAGCCTTTTTTGTCTTTTGTTGCAGGGCTTCTAACACCCTTGTTTGCCCGTCTGAAATTACCATGTCAATAGTAACATCTTTAGTTTGCCCGAACCTCCAAAACCTTCTTATGGCTTGGTAGTATTGTTCATAGCTCCACGTAGGAAAGAAAACAGAATGGTTACAATGCTGCCAATTTAAACCCATAGAAGTCATTTTAGCTTTTGTTATAAGTCTTTTAATTTCTCCGTTTGCAAAAGCTAAAAGTATTTCTTCTTTCTTGTCTATTGATTGGCTGCCAATAATTTCAACAGCTTCACTATCCGATTGCCTTAATATTTTACTTTCGTTGTTCGTGTTGCACCAGTAAACAGATGTTTTGTTGGCAGCTAATAAAATTGCTTGTTCACATCTTTTTTCTTCGGTTTGTTTTTGCTCGTGCCTTACCTCTATCATGCTTTTAGCCATTGGCACAAACATTTGTATTTGCCCGTCAATATCTATTAAAGACTGGTTTTCTACAACGGTTTTATTGACTATTAGTTTTGGTAACATATATCTTTCGTTTGAAAAACCTATGTCGGACGGCATCTTTACCATAATAGCCCATTGGTTTACCCATGCAAAAAAGTCTTTTTCTGCGTGAGGTTTTAAATAAAATTTTTCTCCTATATTTCTATTTGTAATATCAACTGAATTTTGATTGTTTTTAAAGAACTTGGTTAGCATATCCATATAACCCATATACCCCAAAGCTTCTGAGCTTGTACCTAATTCTATAAAGTCATTAGGGCTTGGTGTGGCTGTGCTTAAAAAACGATAAGGTATTTTCTTTACGAATGCAGTTACCTGACTTTTAATTTTACCGTCAAAGTTTTTAAGTATAGAACTTTCGTCTAAAAGTATTCCAGCAAAATCATTCTCATTAAAAAAATGCAAACGCTCGTAATTACATATAACTATTTTCTTAGTGTATCTGCCATCTTTAGAGTATTCAATATCATCAATACCTAATTTATTAGCTTCAATAATAAACTGAAAAGCAACTGCCAAAGGAGTTAATATCAAAACAGGCTTATTAGTATGCCTTACAATATTATAAGCAGTAGATATTTGAATAATGGTTTTTCCTAATCCCGTATCTAAGAAATCAGCTATCCTACCCTTTAGAATGTTTTTTTCTATAATGAATTTTTGAAAGTCAAAAGCCATATCAGGAATGAAATTAGCTTTAAAACCTGCATTGCCTATTGAATGCTTTTTGTTTTGAATGAAATCTACGTAATTCATAAAATTAAAAAAACCTGTGCCTTCAAGATGTGCGTCTATCCGGCAACAGGTTTAAATTGTTAGTTAATTAAATGGTACGCACATACCTTAACTGTTGCAATATTACTACTTATTATTCAATCCGCAAATATTATTTTGTTCAGGGGTTACTTTAATACTAATTCTTTTTTCTTAATTGGTTGTATATCTATAATATCTAAAGGTAGGCATAATTGCATCGGGTCATCGGGTATTGGTGCTTTTGGGTTATTAGGGTCATTTGGGTCTCCATCTGTGTCCCAATCCCACTTTACCCATGCTCTGCAGGTTGGTTCGTTTTTATCGTTATAAACCCATTCTTTAGGGAATTGAGGCTCGGTAACATGGTAACAAACAGCGGCACACCAAATTTTGCATTGTGGTTTTTTTGTTGGGTCGGGATTCGTATGTAAACATTGCATACAAAATTCACTTTCAAACCAATCCCCCTCAGTTCCATTGCTTGGGCAATATTTTTTGTTTTCAGCCATTATTTTGTTCAGGGGTTACGGGTTACTTGTTTAATGCTTTTATTTCAAAGTCTGTTTTAAGAGCTAAATATTCATCAATTATTTTTTTTGTTGAATCATATTTTAATCCAAAACACGCATAATATCCTTTGGCTTGAAGTTTTGATAAAAACAAACTTTGATTATGGTTATGCTCATTACTTAATAGAGTTCCGTCTTTTTTATAGATATTCTTAGCCTTTAACTCAATAAATAAACCGTGATATTTCCCCCTTGGTTCAGCTATAAACAAATCAGGGAACCCACTATCACCCTGTATGGCTTTCATTAAAGAACCCCTTACAACGCCCAAATTAATACCGACTAAATCCATGTGAAATATGGGCTTTGAAGGTAAAGTGGTTAAATATTGAGCTATTTGTTTTGCTAAATGATATTC